CGGTCAGATGAAGCGCAGCAAAAAAGCTGCCGCGAACCCCAACTCACCACTGCGGCTGTCGCGAAAGCGGTGGAAGTGCAGCGGCACAAAATCAAGGAGAGCCTGATGGCTGGTCTTTACAGTAATATTCATGCAAAGCGGAAGCGCATCGCGAAAGGATCGAAAGAGAAGATGCGCAAGCCAGGCAGCAAAGGCGCCCCAACTGCGAAGGCGTTCGCGAAAGCCAAGAAAACTGCTAAGAAAAAGTAGGCCGCCCCTCAACCCCTTACTGCGGCCTTCCGGGCCCGGCGCCAGCCGGGCCTTTTTTTGCCTAAAATTTCAAAAAAAAATTTGGTGCATGCGGGTCTAACCCCTATCCCCCCACCCCGGCCAGGCTCGAAGGGGGGGTTCCGCGGCTCCGCAAAATCCTGGCGCCGTGGCTGCGCTGCTTTGGAATCTCGCGCACCATCCCTGACTACCTATCAAACGTAAGTCATTGATTTATATAGCATTGTATATTGCTTGTAACACTCGTACACGGCTGTTACGCATACTAGACTAATATTAACGTGCCTTTGCGCCTGATTTTGCTTGGTTTTGCGTCCCGCGCGCGCCAGACTGGCCGCCCGCAGTGCGCCTCTGCGCGTGTCTACTGCTCGCTGACAATATCTCGAAGTGCTTTTAGGTGTTGATCATGGATGTTGATCTGCACCAATGGATCCTTGCGTGCGGCCCAGTTGTCTGGATTTGCTTGCGCGGCTAACCACTTGCGCGTATCGATCCTTACCTTAGCTACCTGCGCATCACTGGCATCAGCTATGTTATCTGCAATCGATAAGGTCTCTTCGGCTAAATAGTTCGCCCACTCTTTGCGAGCTGCGTAGTAACGATCCTCTCTGCCCTCTACCGATCTCATCCACTTGTAGAACAATCTCTTGCCGACACCCAACTCTTTGACCAGGCCGGTCATTGTTTGGCCAGCAGCTAATCGATCGAACAGGTTGTTCTCACCGATGTCGTCCAGCCTTTTCATGTTCATCTGGTCAATGGGTCTACCCGCCATATTCGCTCACTCCTAAGTCGCGCAAGACCTGTCGGACATCGTTCTCATAGTCGAAATCTTCGAAGTCGTCTGTAAAGTTTATTCGGTGTATTTTGTGTGAACTATATCGTTCCACGTGAAACGTCTTTTTTCCCGATCTATCCGCCGGTTTCGCACCCCTTTGCCTTGCCTTGGCCGAGGTCACGATCGTGCCTCAGAGAGCTTCTACGGGCGTCTGAACGGCATATCGTTCATGCACCCGCCGTATCGACTCGATAGCCGATCCATTCTTGATAAGGTCTGACGTATATCGAAGCACCACATAACCATGCTCCACGGCCAGGTTGTACTTCACACAATCGTTCCTAAAGCCGATCCCGCTGGTATGCCGACCACCGCTCCAGGTTCCGCCCTCGCACTCCACGATCAACCCGCTCTGCGGCAGTACGAAGTCAAACCTAAACCGACGACCAGGGATCAACATCTGCTCCCGCTCATAAATGATCCCAGCATCATCAAGCTGTCGCGACATCGATTCCTCTAACTTACTAGCCGCCACGCCGACCCCCGAACGCAAACCGCTGCGCGTCTGCTGTCGCGACTTTAGGTTCCTCAACATCCTCAGGCGCTTCGTCGGGCTCGCCATCGTCCAGCTCAAGAACGTACTCATCATTATCTAGGCTCACCCGAATTGTCATGCCGGGTTCGAAGTCATCGATCTGTAAATGCAAAGTAGCCATGCCTAAATATTGCGACAGCAAAACTTGATGCGCTACTGACTGCAACAGCATCAATGCGGCGGCTGTTCAGCCGCGCAGAATATATGTAGATAAAGCTGGCGCGACAGTGCGCCAGTTATATATCTATATATAGGGGCAACTGTCGCACTGTCGCAGATTCTCTAAGTTGTTGATATTGTTGTAGTTAATCGTTTCAAAATGAACTGTCGCAGAAAACAAACTGTCGCAACTGTCGCAAACTCCCCGCAAAGCCCCGGTTTTATTGACTGCGACAGTTATTTTGGCCAACTGTCGCACAACTGTCGCAACTGTCGCAGTCCGCGTAGTTGTCGTAGTTGTCGTAGTTGTCGTAGTTGTCGTAGTTGTCGTAGTTGTCGTAATCCGAGTTATTAATCGCGTGTTTGGTGCTCATAAATCGTCCGAATCCACCACTCAAACTCGCCCACATCGAGCGTGTGACGCATCATATTGACCTGGTAGCAGACCAGTTGAACGTTGCCAGAAATGTAATGTTCTGCACTATTAATGCGATCGATGGACGCATTCAGAGGCATTTTCTTGTCTTTTGCGCCCCGGTGGTGGGTCATATTGAGGCCGCTAACGGCGCATTTGCCACTCTGTGTATGCCAGAGATTGACGATCTCATCGGGCTCTATGGTCCAATCGAAGCCGTTTTTGACGCGAACATGTTTGAGCTTTTGCACAGCCCGTAAAAGGTATTTTTCTGCTGAGTTGTTGTACCGGCGCTGTCGCGACAATCTGAGGCAATCGCGGCAGCGTCTCTTATCGACCTCCGAGGGCCAATAATCCTCTAAAGGCTTTTCGGTGTTGCAAATGCTGCAAGTTACTCGCTGATCTGCCATTTGGGAGCGTCTCCAACCTCAATATACTTGCGCATATGCCTGCTAGTGTCGGCCCGCTCAACGACCTTGAGCTCACGATTTTCTAACCACGTCGCAAGCAATTGTTTAATCTTACTCTTATTTTCAGCGAGGCCCGAATCGAGCCCGAGCACGTCGGCTATCGCGATTCCTGCCCAATTCTTTGAGCGCACGTCCTCTCGCCATTCGCCGTTCCTAATCTCCGCCTGCACTGCGTGGAGGTCCGCCACGGTGATCTCATCGAATGGATCGGGCCATTGCCAGCTCTCGGGCACGCCCACGTTGTCGCCGTTGTCTAGCTGCACGCTGATCATCTGCCGCCAGGAGCTGTCGCGACTTGGTGGTGCAAGGTTGTCTTTGCTGTCGCCTTCTCTACTGTACCGCCATCGCTCTGATTCATCGAGGCCCGCGTTGCGCGCCTCTTCATAGGTCATACTCATCAATCGTCTGACGTGCCTGGCGGCGTCCGTCAGCGACGATGCACCCCTGGCATCACCATATGAGGCTGACTGGCCGTTCTGCGCTTTCCTAACGTGATGCACGAGCTCGACAGCGCAGTTGCCCTGCTCTGCGATTTTGCCCCAAGTTTTGACGACCAGGTCCATAGCCCCGTTATCGTTTTCGTTCAGCTTATGACTTGAGACGAACGGATCGACAATGATGACGTCGATTTTATGCTGCTTGATGTAATCGAGGATGATGTCCGCGGCTGGCAAAATGATTGGCTCGCCGCCCCGATTCTCCGCAAGCACAACGCTGCTGTCGCGACCTGAGTTAACGAACAGGTGCCCAGCGTATTCTTCTGGCTCTACGCCGTGATGAACCGCGATGCCGGCCAACCTTCTCTTGAGCTCATCGAGCGGATCTTCAAGATTCCAGACCCACACCTTGCGCTTCTGTGTCTCTGTGCCTAAAAGCGGTCTGCCGGTTGCCATAGCCATCGCTTCGGTAAGGGTGAGCGCCGTCTTGCCCGTACCGCCGGCAGCGACCGTCACTGACAAAAATTTGCGGATATAGTGCCGGCCATAAACCCACTCTCGTTTGGGCAGCGCTGCAATGTTGCCGATGTCCAGCGCTTGAGGTGCTAGCGCGTGCGTGATCTCAGCGATTTGCTCGGCTGTCGCAACTTCTGGTAATTGGTCCCACCCCTTATCTCTGGCGCCTTTTATGGCCACCTTGAACTCTGCAAAGGTTTGCTCATGAGTGTAGCCGGGCTGTGTCCAGCCCGTTGCGGTCTGCAAAATATCCTCGTCCGTCAAACCTCGCTGCACTTGCGCACCAACGTATCTGATCATCTCGTCATGCCAACCGCCTTGGTTTGCATCGAGGATCGGCTTAGGCTTGTTCTCTACGTTAATCTTTTCAAGATCCATCGCTGACAGCATCGGCAGCTCTCGCCAATCGCCATCCACGCCTTGGTCGATCGTCTCTTCATAGATGGCGCCAGTCGAATGAATACTGCCGGCAGCGATGACGATCCCGCCTCTTCCCCGCACATCAATCTTGCTGTCAGGGTCGGTCGAGTTGTTGATCTCTAGATTCGGATTGGCTCGATAGTAAAAGTGCCGACCGCGTGCTGTCGCGACTGTTCTGCTGGTATAAGGTAGGTGCTCTTTGACCCAGGCTTCGGCCTCGGCGCTGTCAGCATCAACCACCACAACCTCTTTCCCGGTGACAATCGCCCAGTTGCAACCGGCAAACCGAGCGCTGCTGGCAAAGTATTCGAACTCGTCTGTCGAGACTTCTTTGCCTTGGTATTTTTGCCAATTAACCAAAGGCACCTTCTGCTGCGGGTGCGCCGGAATGATCGTCAAGCCCTCTTCAAAAAGCGCTCGCGCTTTGTCTACAGGCTCCAAATGCGCCTCAATCATCTATTTCGGCCCATAAATCAGGCCGAATTGCAGATTTTTTTATGTCCCATATTGAGCAAATTTCTATTGCTCTTTCAGCGGGTATGCCCTTCTCGCTTTTCTTCCACTTGTAAACAGCATTCCGTGATAAACCGAGCTGTGCGGCCATTTCGGTTACGTTGATATCTTGCCAAAAACTGCTCGGTGTCATTTCTCTCGCCTAATCAAAAAAAATCAAATGTACACCAAATGGTTACACTTGTGAACCTTTGCGATTACAAGAAGTGAAATTAGTATTGCTATTAGTCAACTACAGGTTTACATTCGAGCAACTAAATAGACAGGAGTGCCAGTATGAGTAGGGTGCCGTTTCACCAACGGATTCAAGAACTACGCCAAGCCCGAGGTCTTAGCCTTCGGCAAATGGCTGAAGAGCTCGAACAATATGGTGTAAAAGTTTCTCACAACGCGATCGCCAAGTGGGAACAAGCAAAAATGCCAGGGGCAACGCGTCTGCCAAGCCAAGAAATAATCGCAGCATTGTGCAAATTGTTTAACGTAAAGCCATCATTTCTCGTCGAAGAAATGTTCTCAAACGTCCGCTCAAAAAGCGATTCTGATCGAATTGCGAAATTATTAGACGTTGAACTATTGACGGAAGAAGAATTTGCAGTTTTACTCAATGTGAAAGATTTATTCATCAAATCACGGAAGCAGAAAGCAGGAGAAAAATGAACGAGATAGTCGGCTCCATTATCAGCAAGCAGGCGTCAGATTTTGTTAGAGACACCGTAGATAGAATTTACTTACATAAAAATTATCATTGTTGCACTACAGACGAGTTTGAAATTTGGCACGTCGGCTCTTGCTGCGTAGGCACATGCGACAAACCTTGCTGTGCGAATAACGACAGGCAGGGGCAAATGATGACCTGTCACGATTTTTGGTCGCGTAAGCCGCTTGTCGCGCAGCACATGAAAAACAACGAATTCCTGCTCAACCTAAGAAGAAAAGGCACAGCAAGCTGCATCATGGAAGTCAGAAAGACGCACATGCTGTGGGGCCATGGTAATCGAATTTACAGCAAACAAATCCCAGAGCAATTCGTTGCCGAATTGGTGCGCGCGGCAAAAGCTCAAAATCTCTTTTCGAAGTCACCAGTTCTTGGTCTTTATATTAACGAGAAAATGCGCGCCTAATAATTTATGTAACCATTTGGTAGACAGCGATTACAATAATCGTTTATGCTCTCATTTCGACATGAAACGAGAGATGAACGATGGATGCATACAGAAACGAAGTTACACCCTCCCATAACGAACCAAACTTAGACGTACTAGCCGAGCAGTGGCTTCAGCAAAAAACGCTGGAAGACAACTGCCGAGCCCGTCGCATTGAGATCGAGCAACAGCTCATCCCGCACCTTGCGCAACGTGAGGAAGGCAGTGCGACAACCACCACAACGTTTGGTCGCAAGATCAAGCTAACCACCAAGAACAACTACAAGCTCGACGACATTGCCCTGCAAGCAATTCGCGAAAGTGTGCCGGCTAACATGCTGCCATTGAAGCTCACGCAAACGATCGACGTTGCTCGCTTGAAGTATCTGCGCAACAACGAGCCCGAGACGTATCGCAAGATCGCGAGAGCTTTCACCCACTCCCCTGCCAAGCCCAACGTTTCGATTACAGGGGGTGAGATCTAATGGCTATCGATCTATCTGCAATCAAAAAGACCAGCGGCCTGAAGCCGCCAAGCATGATCATATTCGGCTCTGCTGGCGTCGGTAAAACCACGTTCGCGGCTGCCGCGCCTAATCCGATCTTTTTGCAAACTGAAGCCGGCGAAGGTGCGCTTGAGCTGTCTGCGTTTCCGCTGCTGAAATCATATGACGAGCTGATCGAAGCAATCACCGCGCTCATTGAACATGATCACGATTACGAGACGTTAGTGCTCGATAGCTTAGATCATTTAGAGCCGCTGATCTGGAAGAAGGTCTGCCAGGTTGAAGGCAAGAAGTCGATTGAAGAGTTTGGCTACGGCAAAGGATATGTATTCGCGCTCGATTACTGGCGTGAATTTTTAGCTGCTATCAATTCATTGCGCATGCACAAAAACATGTCGCTAATTTTAATCGCGCACACCCACATCCGCGCCTACAACAGCCCAGACACTGAATCTTACGACCGCTACGAGATCAAGCTGCATGCAAAAGCAAGCGGGCTCATTCAAGAGTCAGTCGATAGCGTGCTGTTCGCGAAGCACAAGA